CCCCGCCACGCTGGAACGCCTCGAGAATACCTTGGGCATCGCCTTCGATAATAGACTTGCCACCGTACGTTAAGTCGGCTGCGAGGCCGTCGTAGTCCACGTCTGCGGCAGCCCTTGCAACGGTTTTGGCGCCTTTAGCCGCAGGGCCAAGGCCAGGCGCCACCACCGCAAACAGTGACGCCATGTCGGCGTAGCGGGCGTCGTTAACAGCTTTAAGCTGTTCTGGGCTCGCCTGATCTGGGGTGATGCCGTACATATCCATCAGATACTCGGCGGCGTTTTTGTTTAGCGCGTTGCTCGCGGTGGTCGTAAAATCTTCGTACATGCCTCGAGCGGTGCCGACTGGGTCTGCGACCGCGCTCTGGATGCCGCCCACCATGCTGTCGCCGATGGCCTGATTAACTGCCAGCGGATCCTGCCGGATAGAATTAATTAAGCCGGCTCCGCCCTCTGCGACTACCCTGGCCATGCCGAATAAGTCTTTAAGCGGGCCGCGTAGGCCCGGCACGATGTATTGCTCGATGCCTGCCATTAGTTGAGTAGCCCCTTCGGTCGCATCTGTGGACGCGGGGACATGGTGACGGGGTAATTGTCTCCGGTGCTCTGATTGTAATACTGGCGGACGCTGTCGACGTATTTACGGTCGTCGTTGTGCGGTAAATTATCGTATTTACGGTCGCCCCTTTTTACCGCTCCAACGCCGGCAGTGTAGGCCGCGACGGCCTGATCCACGTTGCCATCAAATTCTACCAGCAACGCCTCCATGTAGCGGCTGGCAAACTCTTTGTTAATCTCGGGCGTGTCGAGCAACTCGATGGCGGCCTCTTCAGTCTGGTCAAAAGTGCCAAACCCCATCTCTTTGGCCACGTCAAATATATTTTTCGCGCCGCTTTTCTCGTAGCCCGGCTTCATTGCGGTCGGTATCTTAACTTGCATGACGCCGCGCGCGCCGGTGGGGCTGACGAGATCGTTCAAGTCGCGTGTCGGACCGTCGTGGACTGGGTCTCTGCTACTTTCCTGGCGTTGGATGGCGTCAAGTAATGACTTAAAATTAAGATCTGCCATTAAAATTTCCCTGCTTTGATGCGCTTTGCGGTATCGTACATGCGGCGCGAGAAGCCTGGGTTTGTCTTATCCCATTGCTGTATGAGTTTGCTACTGCCCTCGGTGGACAGCCACTGCTGATACGCGGCCTCATCTGCCTCGGGGCTGCCGGCCATTACGGCTCCGTCTGCCGTCGGAAAGAAATCGGCGGGGGCGTCTATGGCCATGCCATCCATTCTGCGCGCAAACGGCGCGTCCACGTCCGTCGCCGGCATTGTCGGCATGTCGCGACCAGTGCCTTTATACAAATCGACAAGCATACGGTTGCTGTCAGGCTGTGACATTTCCATAAACGTGCCACTTGCGTCGTATGGGCTAAATTGCGTGCTCGGAGAGGCGGGTGCTGGCATCATATTTGGGCCGGCGGACATCTGGGTGCTCATAGCCGTAAGCGGCGCCGCTGCCTGCGTGGCTCCGCGCCGACGTGGGCTAACCCGACGCTGGGCGTTGGACAGCAGCGGCTGCTCTGCCGGCGTGTTGCCGGATCCATTAAACAGGCGGGCCAGAAGGCCGATCATTCCCGGCATCTGTCCCATCGAGTGGCTGAAGGTGCCGGGCGTGGGGATGTTATCTGGGCGGGGGCCCTGACGGAAGTCGCTGACCTGTGGGCCAGTAGACGTGTCTGAATAGTGTGGGGCGCTGCCATAGCTGCCGGTGTGCGTGCCGCCCGGCGTAAAGCCAATGTACTCGCGGTACTTGTCGGCGGCGTCGGATCCGTCGTTTCTCTCGATCGTCTTGGCGGTGCGGTCGTAGTAGTCGCGCGTCTTCTCTTCGAAGCCGAGACCCATCTTCAAGTCGTCAAGTATTCCCATTTCGCGCCCTCTGCGTTCATTTCTCCCAAGAATACACCAAAACCCGTTAAATGTAACCCCGCGCACTAGGGGGAGGCCCATTGCGCGGGGGAGCCTGGAGAGCTCAGCAGCCGGGTGGGAGGGAGCCGCTAACAGGGGCAGGATAACAAAAAAGTTTACCGGGTGCCAGTTTATTACGATTTAGGGGTTGTAGTCTGTAGGTGTTAACATTAGGTTAACTGTATAGAGAGACACACACAAAGGAATACGGACATGGACCAAGACAATATCAAAGAGCTTAAAGAGCAAATTGGTTTCGCGTTTGATTATGTTGAGTTTTCAGCGCTTGCCGAAGCCAGCTTAAAAACTAACGATTATGACTTATGTAATGAATATAGCGACAGAGAATTTGCTGCTTGGAACTTAGTTGCAAATCAAACGAATGAAGCGGAGGCAATGCTAAAGAAAATTGAAGCTGATTTTGGCGATTATGTAGCAAGTGTTATTGCTGACAATGCTGGGGTCACTTGGTTTGATATTGGCGGCAAAGATTTTGACCTAGACGATTTAAGCGGAACAATTAGAGAAGCGCACTATCATAGTATGATTTTGAACTCATACGATCTCGCCGCAGAAATTGCAGAGGATAAGTAAAGCATAACCAAACGGGGGCTGCGGCCCCCACACACAAGGGAGAGACAACATGCACACCAAACTAGAAACCACGCAGGAGGCCGTAGAGCTGGCCCTGTACCTTGCAATCACCGCAGACTGCAACGAGCTGTCAGCAAAGGCGCTTAGCCAAGCTAAAGACTTTGCCCGAGACATCACCCCGGCGGAGATGATCGAAGCCAAGGCAAACGTGCAAAAGCAGGTCGAGGGCGAACGCTTGACGCAGGAGTTTATGGACAAAACTCTCGCGCAACTAGACGTGGACCCCTACTACCGTCAGGCCGTGGCCGACGCGTGGGAAGCGTATAATATTAACCACTAAACTACCCCACGAATACCACGCCGGAGCGGTTTATTCCACGCTCCGGTGGCCGCGCTGCCAAACGCCATAGTCGTGTGGTCATTGGCCAATGCCAAGCACAGAGCATCAGCGCGGTCCGGCGAGCGGATGCCGCGCTTTTTCATGCTCTCCTTGCTCTCCACCTGGATCTTGCCCGACGACGTAAACATATATCGAGGCCCCGCCAGCTCCGCATACAGAGCGTCGTCCTTCGGAAGTGACACGTCCATCCCCTCCAGCCACGACTTCGCCTTAAACCACAGCTCCGCGCGCAAGTTGAGATACGTCTGCTTCGCCACCGCGCGCTCCGACACGTTCAATCCCCGCGCCGGCAGGCCCAGCTCACGCAGGCGGTCCAACACGCCAGCCCCGAAGCCATTACTGTCGATGATGATCTCCGCCGGCTTACGCGACATGGGCATGTTGTCATATTCCGCCTTCACCGCGCCAGACAGCTGCATCAGGTCCAAGTTACGCCACACAGTCATAGGATGGATCATTGGACCCTGGCGCTTGCACAGCACGCTGCTGTCGCCGCCCTGACGCGCCACGTCCAGGCCCCACACGGCCGGCGTGTCCTCGTGGACCTTCACGACGTTATTAAACGCGTGCTCAATCAACGACACCGGGATTACCGTGTCCTCCTCGCTCGGCGGAAAATTTCCAAGCACGCGGACGTGATACGCCGGGCTGTCCTCGCCGTAGCGCTTCTTCATGTCCTCAACGAAATCCTCGGCCACGCGCGGACTGTCAACGCACGAGACGTGCATCGTGTGCCAGTCCTCCCGTAATCGCGTGTGGGTCTCGTAAAAGAAGCCAGTATTACGCGTGGGGTTTCCCGTCAGCACCGTCGTGGCGTGGACGCCCGACATCGAGCCCGAGGCAGCCTCAAACACGGCCTCCGGCACGCCGCTGGCTTCATCCGCCAACAGTAACACATGCTCGCTGTGGACGCCGGCCAAAGCCTCCGGCTGCTCCGCTCGAGACGTCCGACACGAAATAAACGTGCTCTCGGGCGCGCTCTTTAACTCAATCCGATCAGACTTGACGTCCAGCAAAGTATTAAACGGAGGCTTGAGGCGCTTGGCCACGGACTTCATCTCCGCGAAGCACGCGTCAAAGAGCTGCGCGGACGTGGGCGCCGTCACCACCGTCTTGCTCGGGTAGCGCATCAGCACATGCCAGATGGCCGCCATGGCCACGCCCGTAGACTTGCCGACGCCGTGGCCAGACCTAACGGAGATCCGCCTAATCGCGGGGGCGGCGACCGCGTCCAACAACTCCACTTGCCACTCGTCCGGCTCGATGCCAATGACCTCGCGGGCAAAGCATACCGGGTCGTCGCGGTAGCGCCGCATCAGTTTGACAAACGGGTTCTCGGGTTGCTTGGGGACGTTCATTTGTTAACACTCCTGTGCGTGGTGGTGTGAAATTTTTTTCGGCGTGGGTGCGTGATTAGGTCATCAGCATTTGCACCGGCAAAAGATTTGAGAGGGGGGGGTCAAAACGCGGATTTCTGTGGCGAGAAGGGCAGGGGAGAGCGGAAAAACACGGCCGGATCGACGCCGAACCGCATCCGCAATTAGAGTGATAATGGATATTATGTTAAATCTTTTCGCATCGATGCGACGTTCGCCCATGCAGGCTTGACCGCGATCGCATTCGATGGCACGCGCACACGCGTGCGCCTCACCGCCTCGATGCGTGATTTCGCGCTCACACGCCATCCGCTTCCTCGCCATCCTCTATCACCGCATCTTCGACTACCTCGCCCTCGATCACGTCGTCGGTAACGCTGTTGAGTAGCATCGCCGCCTGCGCGTGCAAGTCGTTGACGCTGATGTTGATGGCCACGTCACGCTGCCTCACGTCATACTCGGGCGACATCTTCGACGCCTTCCACTTGTACACGTCGACGCTCAGCCTGGCGCTATTCACGTTCGCCTCGATCTGGTGGATCTCGTCCGCAATCTTCTGCGCCTGCGACGCGTAGTAGTGAGCCGCCATTTCCTTGGCCTCGTCGTATCGTTGCGCCCTGCCCTCTCCGGCTGCGATCCACTTGTGGAATATGTTCCAGCCTACGCTGTAATGTTTGATGACGTCGGACGCGTTCTTGCCGTCCGCAATCAGCCCGAAGATCTCGTCCTCGCCGGCAGCTTCCAGCGCTGCCAGCTTAACCTTGCCCAGTGTTCCCATATATCTCGCTCCTTAAAACGGTATCTCGTCGCCCAAGTCGACGTTAAATGTGTCGTTCGCCGTGCCGATGACGCGCGTCACCTTGGCCTCGGGAAACGCTTGCAACGTCTTCTCGACAAACTCGCTGCTAAAATTATTCGCCAGCACGACTGCGGCGTCTACCATATCATACACCGTCCACTCGGGATGCTCTCGCCGTATTCCCATTGCATCGTGCAGCGCGATGCAGACAATGTGTCCGCTGGCAATCTCGATGCAGTAGGCGTGCGGACCGACCGGCTGATGTCCATTGGCAAGAGCTTCGGCCTCCAGTACGTCCCACGCCCGCATCAGCTGCCCCACGATTGCGTGTACGCCCACGACGTCGTCCGCCTCCACCTTAAACCGCAGCGCATCGTATGCAGCCTCGAAGCGGCCAGCAAGATCCGGTGACACAAGCTCGGGCAGACTGTCGCCCCACTTCTTGGTCATGTCCCGCGCCTTCTTGTCCAACGGCATCATCTGTC